ATCCAGCAGCAGAAGAAGAAGCTACTCCTAAATTAGAATTTACTAATCCTAAATCTCTTCTCACTTCATCCATATCTATTGGTAAACATCTGGTAGGAGCTGAATTAGAATCAGATACATTATAATTAACTTCTACTCTTCTAAGTTTGAAGATATCTGTAGCTATTCCATCATCTGAATCATACTCCTCTTGATCGGCTGTAGTATTAAATTGATCTGTGGTTAAGTAGTAGTTTTCGTAAACAGTCATAACTGCTGTTACAACTCTATGATAAGAAGTATTTATAAGAAGAACAAGTTCTGCGTCTGTCCAATCCGCACTCGTGGTTTCATCTAAGAATGATCTCACCTGAGTCAAAACCTGTAATCTAGTTTTTGCCATAATTTTTCCTCTAAAAAAACCCACGTCAGTCTTGCGACATCAGTGAGTTTAAAATAAAAACCCTGTTGATTTATTTTATATTATCAAATTAAAAATAGTTTGTCAAATTAGTTATCATTAATTACCAACACCTAGAAGAGGTAGATTCCAAGGAGCACCTGTAGCTACTGGTGTATAAGTAATTACCAATTTAGGATCATTATCTGTTCCTGCCGCATCTGCATATTTAAACTGGAAGTATGAAAGATAAGTTGAGTTCCAGGTTGGGGAGACAGCTGCTACGTCAAATTGTGCATTCCTGAATCCGAAAGGTACTACCCCTGTCTGGTTGTTATCTAAGTGGGTTAAACCAGAAGCATTAAAAGCAAAATCATTGTAAGCAGCATTAGTAAAACCTGCCTGGGTTATAGCTGTATCACTTAAGGCTGTTGAACCAATCTGGGAATAATCCGCAGCCACTAAGTTATTATTGGCAGCAGGGGTGGAGGCATACAGGTTCATGTCAAACCCATTACCTGTAGGATCACCCTTACCTGTCCCATGAACTGAAAGAGTAGCAGCCGTTATAGTGTCCCCAGCTGCTAACCCTACTAAAAATGTGGCTATAATCCTGGCACACTCAGCCCACTGGTCTGTAGTGACAGTAGCATCTAATAATGGTCCTGCAAAGTTTACTGAAGCCCCTGTATCAGTCTCATTAAAAGTAACTCCTGCACCTGCTATGATTGTAGCAAATGATTCATCAACTACATTTCTAGTAACCCATCCATCTATGGAATCTCCACCACCTGCCCCTGATTCAGGAAAAACTGTAAGGGTTGACATTAATTAACTCCTTTATTCAAAACCCTGATTGTTTCTACTATGATTGACTTTAAAGCCATCTGGGGATCTTCCACATAATTAGGCACATCATCCTCTATTCCAAACCTGTTTAATTGTTTATGGTAACTCCCGTCATGCACCATGATTGGAGGGTTTCTATACTCAAAAATACCATCACCTACATTAACAGGTTGACCATCTTTGGAAGCAGTTAATTTAACCCACAATAAACTACCCTTAGTTCCCTGTTCTATAACTTGGACGTCATAGCCATTGAGAGAAAAGCTACCATCCTGAAGATCAGTCTTAGCTAATTCTTTAGCTTTAATCTCAGCCCTCTCTTTGGCTGGTTTATCCTTAATCAGGTTGCCAATTTCTTTTAATTCGTATCTTTTAGGGGTAAAGATTTTATCCATATATAATACTAAACACTTACTATGGCGTAGGAAATCCATCCATCCAGCTCTGAAGTCACAACATCGACTTCTAAATCCTTATCTGTTCCTAACTTCCAAATGGGCATAGCAAAATTACCTGAAGGGGCAACAGCCATACCTCCAGTAGCTGCAATCTGCATGACCCCTGTAATAGCTGTATTATCTTCATCTTGGAAAGAAATAGTACCCGCAACATTAACAGTAAACGCAAATCCGTAAACCCAAATCTGTTTATTAGCAGCAGATGAAACTAAAACCTGATCCGCAGCCGCTGCCAGGTTGATTGCTACTTGGGTATATGAGTCAACATTTGGTATTGCCAAAACACCTCCTGCGGTAGTAGTTCTTACTGCCCCATTGATATTTAAACTAATAGGAGCAACATCACCAGTAGTTACTGTGTGCGGAGCAGCCTGATATACCCCCCCTACATTTATATGTTTTGAAGTATCATCTGTCCAATCAGCATCATCTATATAAACTGTGTCATCAATTAATTGAGCTGAAGTTAAAATTCCAGAGGCTGATGCTTCTGTCATATTAAGGTTAGAAGCTGTAGCCTGAGAAACCTGGACAGGAGTCATTGAAGCTATACCTTGCACTGATATTACTTGAGTATCAGCAGTACCTGCTGTTCCAAAAGCTGCTGCAAAATCTGAAGAAGTTAATAACGCTGAAGTATTAAGATTAGTACCTGCATTAGCAGTAATAGTTCCATCAACAGTCAAAAGCCCACCATTATCATCTACTGATAAAACACCCGTAGAATCAGTTGCTACAGTTACTCTCAAAGCTGTAGATTCTAATCCTGCTCCAATCGGGGGTACAGTACCACCCCAATCTACAGAAATATTATTCCCGCTATCATTTATTCCTACCTCATCCCACGTTCCTGATTGTGATACTGGCACAACATCATTAGTGGCTATCGTAACCCTTTGTGTGCCTGTATCCCTTACTCCAGTGTTAAGAGAAATAGCTACTCCCCCTTGTTGAGAAAGATTTGTAACAGTGGAAACCGTAGTTACAGTTCCTGAAACTATATCTACATCTCCTATATTATTTGTACCTGCATTAATCCCAATATCATTATTTGTTCCTAGATTAACTAATAATCCATCTGCTACAGTTCCCTGAATAGGTTGAATAACATTTGCTGCTACCTCCATCATAGCAGCAGTACCAGTTATTGTAGTATCTGTATCTCCTTCAGTATATTGTGTTCCACCTAGATTAACAGTTTGTGCTCCTGTAGTATCAACAATAGCAACAGCAAGTGCATCATTGTTTGTAAGATCAAGAACATCAGCTCGTACATCTGAATTTCCATCTTTTATTTCAACAGCACCAATCTGTATGTCTTCTGTTGTTAAAGCTGTTGCTGTTCCTGGTGAAACTCTTGCCATATATTTATCTTCCCACCTTTATATCACTTGCTTCAAGAACTCTGATATCAGCAGTTCCAGATGATGTTCGACCATACATAATCAAAGCTGACCCTGCATCAATTGTTGGTCCAAAAGTTCCAGGAGCTACAGGAATACCATCTCCAAAAGCAAATGTTGACCCTCCAATTTCAATTGTAGTAGCAGCAGAATTGTTATAAATAACAAGCGATCTTCTATCTGTTAATACCTCTCCTGGTAATGGAGTGAGAGAGCTTGTGACTGTTACTGCTGTAGTTTTTACATAACCACCTAATCCATTTATAGACATATTTGTAACTGGCATTGGATATTTTTGGGGAGGGAAGTTTGTAACTTCAATTTGATTTGGAAAATCCATTTCTGGAAACTTTTTAGGTAAAGCTTCAATAGATTTTAATAATTTTTCTAATGTTGAAACTATTTTTACTCCTTCATTTAAACTAATTTCTTTAGGAAATTCAGGCATTTTAAAGTCTGATTTTGGCACTGTTAATTTAAGACTGCTAATAGCAGTTTGGATTGCTTCTAAACGGGAGGTTATTTCTTGTACTGGAAAATCTTTGGGTTTTAAACCCCCTATTTGAGAATTAAGAGTTGTTAAATTATTAACAATTTTGGCAAGAATACTAATTGATTGCTGATCTAACTGGTTCCCCTTTTTAAGAGAAAAAATAATCGGTTCTAATTGTTCAAGAGCTAAACCTAATTTTTCTACATTTTCTAAATTTAATTCTTCAAGATTATTTACCTTAAATTCTCCAACAGTTTGGGTAGTTAGATTGGTTTTACCAACCTGCATATTCTTTTGATTAACATTTAATTGAGAAATTAAGGAAGAAAGTTTATCCAAAGAAGTTTGGAGTTGGTTATCCTCCATTTTTACTTTTAATACTTTATTGTCAAAAACAGAAGCTATTCCCATTTTTATCATGGTTAAAATACTTGAAGAAGAATCTCTTTTTGCCAAACCATTTGTTTTTGGTCTTTCTAGTAACTTAGGATCAATATTCATATTTATCTTATACCAATCAAATAAACATTTGCTGTGCTAGAACTTGTTGATATATGTGTCACATTATGTGGCACATCAAGTTCAAAAGCTACATTAGCTGTTAAAATTGGAAATGATCCAGCATCTGTTGGTTGGTCAAAATCTATCCTCGCTGTAGTTCCATCTGCAAGAACATACAATTTTTGTATTGGTGGTCCACCCCAATCAACCGCTTGATTTGCTGTTGTAGCAGCAAGCAATCTTGTTTCTACTTTTAATGGATTAGCCATAATTATCTCCTCCTTCCTCTATAGTTTGATGTTTACTGATCATAGGCTTTTGACTAATTTTATGTATACCATCATTATGTTCTTTTTTTCCTATCTCGTCAAATTGTAAATGCTTGCATTCTCCTTTTATTTGTTTAATTTTAAACCCTGCTTCTTTTGCTTTTGTACAAAACCAAATATCTAAAGTCCCGTATTTAGCAGGATTATCAATCCATTGCCAATCATTTAATCTCAAACTTTTATCTGTCCTAAACCAAGGCTTCTCTAACCCCTCAAAAACGGTTCTCTTAACTAAAGTACATCCCAGCCCTACCCAAAGTATCTCACCCGTTTTATCCTTAGTTATACAGCTCCAGCCAGCAACTCCGTAGTCAATTGCTACGATGTCTTCATCGCTTTGCAATAGCTTTTCGAGAGCCCTCGCAAACGGAACCGTGTCTTCTTCAACCATCCATAAATGAGTGATTGAACTATTTGCCAGTGCCTGAGCAACTAAATGATTTTGTGCTTCAGGTATTGGCAAATTGCTACTAATAAATAATTCTGTTTCATAATTTTTTCTATTTTTTTCTACTCCTTCTAAAACTTCAGAAAAAAGCAAACCTCTGGTAGGTAGAATTATCCCTATCACTTAGTCTTACTCAATTCTTTCTGATACTCAACTCCTCTAAAATCTGCTGGTCTTGATAAATCTCTACCTAAATACTGTTTGCTCCATTTCTTTTTATATTCTTCGCCTTTTTTCCCACTCAAAGATTCTCCTTCATGTGTAGTTACACGGGATTTAATCTCCTGCCAATGTAATTTTCTTAATTCTACTTTTGATCTTCCAATATTCATAAATTCTTTCTGTTAGGAAGGAGAGAATTTCACCCTCCTTCCATAACAAAAGCATTAAGATAAGTTTTTAACTTCTTACCTCAATTCCAAACGTAGGTCTTATGGCTGAATAACCATAAATCGTCTCTACGACTACCAAATTTCCCAGATACTCAAGAATGTAATCACTCTGAGTTCTTGGTGCGAGCTGTAAAGCAAGTGCGATAGCTTCTTTGTGGAACATTATATTGTGATACTGTGTTGGAGTACCAGCAGTTGATGTAACCTGTCTAGTGTAATAAACAGGAACACCATAAATGTCACCCCACATAAATCTACTATTTGGCCCTGTTCTAACAACTGTTGCGTTTTGATATTGACCCAAATAATCCGATTTAACGAATTTATCAATTCTAGCCAATGCTGTTTTTTGAGTTGGATAAATAATCAAAGCCCTATCTTCCATAGGAGCGTTTGCAAGATCGATTGCTTCTGCTGCTGCCAAAATGACAGCATCAGTGATGTCTGATCCATAAGCACCAACGTCAGTATTAGTGAAGCTGGAATAAGTGCCTAATAAATCGGTATCAATTCTTCTTGCAATAGATTCTCCAGCTTTTGAGGTGTATTCGCCCATCAAATCGTAATTTGATTGTACTTTTAGAATATCCTCTACTAAGAATGAAGATTCATAATGCTGATCTATAGAAATATTAGTAACTGACTCAGTTGGAGCTTGTAATGTTACTGAAACATTAGCACTCTTTGAGGTTGCAGTTAAGTTACTTAAATTAGGAATATGAATTGTATCACCTTTCCCAGTAACCATGCTGTCAAACCTTTTAACCAAAGGAGCCATTACTAGGGCGTTTTCTGTTGCTCTTAAAATCTCAGGGGACCAAATTTCAGGAATGAAATTGGCTCCTGTTGTTGTTGTTTGTTGTAATGTACCTAATGGCATATTTTTTCACATAATAAATTACCGTTTAAAAACGGAAAATATTATGTTAGTTTTGTCACCTCCTTTCTTTCTTAAAGCTGACCTTGTGCCATGAGAGAAAGGATTTTATTCCTATTCTTCTCATACTTGATCCTACCTTCTGGAGTTTTCATCCAGTCAGCTATTTGTTCTCTCGTGATTGTATTTTCTTCACGAGTAGCTGTAGTAGAACCTTTTTTCTCAACATAAGGTTGCTTTTTTGGCTGCTCCTCAAGCTGCTTTACGTTCCAGTCAAAAAGTTCAGTTTTATGTAGTTGTTCATATGCAACAGTTGGGTCATAAATGGCCCTATCCCGCATAAATTTCTCTACATCCTCCTTAACATACTTAGGCCGACCATCTGAACCGCTGTAAGTGCTCGCTAAGCGAGTGTGTTCAGAATCAAGAGCAAATCGTTGTTCCGATCTTGTAGCTCTCTCTTCTAATTTTTTATCCACCTCTTCTCCTCGAACAAATCCAAGCGTTTTCAAATAATCAACTGCCTTCTGCATTTCAGGAGTAACCTTTGATTCTCCATTAGTAGAAGTTGTTACAACCTGAGGTTGCTTTGCTTCTTCTAACTTTGTTTCGAACTCCTTAATCTTACCTACAAGCTCGTTAATACGGGCTTCAGCAGACTTCTTATTTGGAGCTTCTTCTGTTACCTCAGACTCATCTTCAGTTTCAGAAGCAACTGCTTCTTCATCTGACGGGGATGAATCGAGGACCTCCTCATCATTCGGATTCATGTGTTTTTCACCTCCATTCTCCGACTTTTACGTCAAACACCTCTAACGTGGGCGACCCGAGTATTAATCAAATCCTTAAGATTTAACTAACCTGAATGGAAACTAACCTCTGCCCTAGATTAGTCTCCAATCAGGGTAGTCATACCCTGAAATTTACTTTGCTTTTAAACTTCTACCTGGACCTGTATAACTTTCATTAGGACTTTTAGCAGGTGTCCAACCTGTTCCACCTGATCCACCTGGAACTCCTCCTCCTTCTCCTCCATGTTGAGGTAGATTAGAATTAGATTTATTTCCTTTATAATCTCCTTTACCCTCTCCGCCATGTTGCGGTAAATTTGCACTCATATTTTTTGTCACCTCCTTTTCTTTAGTTTATTCATTTATCTTTACCTCTTTCCTTGTAGGGGAAAGAAGCAAAGTAAATAACTAATCCTCTGCAGGAGCCCAAACAACAGTAACCCTATCATCATCTGTGTGAATAGAACCACCATTTAATCTAAGTCCTTTACAATTAGCACTTGTAAAATCAACTTCAAATATTTGATCTAAACCCGCAGCGTGAGTTGGTTGAGTAAAGTTCCATGCTACTTCTGGTACTAAAACACTTCCCATTCCACTTGCGTGTCCTGGTTGGCTTGGTGCATCGTGCAACATAGTTCTTGCACCATCACTAGGAGCACCAAAAATCACTTTTTTAACGTAAACATCTCTATTAGCTCCTACTCCAGCAACCTCATCTCTAGTTTCAAGATTAGTTGAATCACCAGCAGAATTATCTGATGCTACATATGTAAAATTGTCCATAATTATATTTCACCCCCTTTCAAAATAAATTCCTAACTTAAACCTGCATCTCCTTTGAGATCATAAAATTCTCTAATATCCTCAGCTATATCCTGTAAATTACCATCCTTACCTTGAGTAACTCTTTTCCCATATAGATCAACAGGAATGCAATCTCCATATTCTCCATACTCTTTTTTATACTCATTGTATCTATCAGCCCGAACTTTCATTTTGTGCATTTATCTTCCTCCTTTCATTGGTTTGTTTCTTCTCTCTACTCTTGTCTTCCTAACAGTCCTACCTGGATAGGTAGCCTTTTTAATAAATCTAGTAACTTTTGGTCTTTTACTGTAAGCGTCTGACATTAGAATCCACCTCCCTGAATAATATCCATATTCGGATTAAAAGGTGGTGCTCCTGCTCCCTGTGGAGGAAGCATTGGGAAAGTAGTTGGTTCTGCTCCTGGCATGCCTTCTCCCATATCCCCTGTTGAAACTCCTGCTCCTCCTGCTCCAATTGGTTGAGATTCCATGCTTTGCATCCATCTCATTTGAGTTATATGCTCATTCATGTGTGCTTTAACAAGATCATTTTCTGCTTGTTCTTTATGCACTGATAAATGAATCTCATGGTCGTCATCTGGGTAAACTGGCTGATCTACTCCTTCAAGCATCATTTCATTCTCAGCTAGAGCCAAAGATTCATCATCTAACTGAACTCCAAACTCTCTTTCGGTTGAACGCCCTGCCTGACCCCTCTTGCTTTGCAGCAGAGCCTCATCTCTTGTTCTCTCAACAATCCCATCAATATCTGCAAATTCTGCATGTTCTAAGTAAGTTTTTTGATCTATTGCTCCAAGTCTGAATAATTCTTTTAATTTTTCCAATCTAGCTTCTTTAGTGTAAGCTAACCAACTTCCAACCTGAACTCTTACTTCATTATCTGCACCAATAATAGCGAGAGGAAGTTTCATCTCACCAAAAGTAAATTTGTTAGTCTCTTTATCAATATTTCCTTTTTCTCCAATAGCCATAAAGTAATCAGGCTTTCCACCTAAACCTGTAACTGAGATTAATTTAGAGGTATTCCAATTTTCTGCTACAAGCTTTAACATCTTTCTGCCTGATCTTGAAAGAAAATCTTCTAGGTTATCAACTAAATCCGACTGATTTGTAGCATCACTCTGTCTGAGCTCTGCAATAGCAGTTCCTGATCTGATCGTTCCAGGCAACCTACCTAAAGAAACATCATGCACTCCAGAAATATCTTCTAAATATTTCCTCATATTTGAAATCTGTTCCTGTGGTGAAGGTGGGAGAGGAGAGATTGGTAAGGATGTAACCTGTGAACCTCTGTTCTTTTCAATAATTTGTCCATGTTGGTTTACAATAACTCTCACCCCTGAGTTTTTATCTACAACAAATCTTCCTTTAGCAAAGAAATGATTATATTCAAAAATATGAGACTCTAAAGCATCAATAACCCTATTAATAGGAATTAAGTGTTTAATCCAGCTTTCTCCATAAAGACTACCTGGACTTATATCTCCCTGTAGGATTTCGATTGGATATTCAGGATCATCAAGCTCTTCTTCTTTTAAAGGAAGGTCTACTCCATCAACATAAGTAATAAGCTTTAATTTAATATCTCCCTTTTCATCTCTCTCTCTTAACCATGTTTGAGATAAAATTTTAGTATCATTCTCTCCAGCTTGTCCTTGGACTTGATGAGTTGTTACCTGTAAAAGAAATCTTTTATATTCTGCTGCTGCAACAAAATTGTCTGCTGTTAAATCTTCTGTATTTTCATACTCTGGATTCTTTTTTATAGCATCAATAGGCATTTGTTGTTTTAAAGTTACAAACTCTGCTCCGTATTCAGGATCATTTAAATCAGGACTTTTAACATTAGGGTCAATATAAACATCAAATGGATCAAGTCTTGAAATGACTACATTCTTTTTTCTATCTACATCAAAAAACCAAATTCCTATAGAAGACCATAAACAATCATCTACTGCTTCTTTAATCTTTCTTTTAATTTGGGATTTATC